GACCCGAAGTTCCACGATTTGTAACCGACAAGAGTACCATCAACAACGACTCGATATTGCTCGTGGGATTCAACCTTGCCAGTAGCAAGGTTTCTTCCTTCACAGGGCTTTAACTGAACTTCCATCTTCTCTCCCAGAAGTTAGTGTTAAGCGGCTTCAGGAGTCCACGTTGGACCTGTATCGCCATCGAAGCAGAAGTTTACGGTAACCTCTGCAAGAGTGTTCAGGCTAAGATCGGGCAAGTCATACGACATCACAAAGCCTGATCCAGCGAATACGGCATTCGTAGTGTTGCCATCGGTCCCGATTGGGAATGTGACCGTAAGAGTGTCGATCTTGCCAACCAATGGCTCATCATTGGCAGCCCCGAATCCTGCCCAATCGTAAGTTGGGTCGAAGATCAAAGTAAGTTGACATTCGCCAACTTCGGTCAAGTCGCCTGGGATGTAGCGAGTGAATCCGGTTGTATCCAAGCATGAAGCATCAATCTTCTCTTGCGAGAGATCAGGCAATGCGATTGATCGAACGCAACCAACGATTGCTGCATTGGTGAGAACAGCGGTTGTTCCTTGACCCGTCATTCCGACATAAGCCATTGTATTTACCTATCAAAAAGTGTTGTAAGCGATTTCAAACGATTGTGCCGTCCGGAACTGCCACCTGTCTGTCCCATCATTCGGGATATCAACTAGGTGGATCTTTCCGGTGGCTTGGGCGATGCCCTTGATAGGAACGCCACTGTAAGTACCGAGAATTCCGTTCAGGGATTGTCGAGCCGCCTCGATAACGTCATCTGCCGATTCACGAGTAAGACCATAAGCCTCCACGCGAACCCTAGCATTCTCAAATCCCACAAAACCATCGAAGCAGTTTTCAGCCACCTCGGATGTTATGTATGCAAGCACGGCAGGCTTTTGGATATCTTCTGGCATGAAGTCACCATAGATCCTAGAGCCGACCAATGCCCCCAGGGAAGCGTCTGCTTTCAATATGGATACAACTGCGGGCAATATGTTAGACATCGTTCTCGCCCCTCAGTTCGATCCTACGCTCCATCTGGAGACCATCCTGATCAATCACACAAGTAACTCCATACTTAATTCCATTGATCTCACAGCGATGCTTGGGGGTAACGCCTTCGCTTCCGAAGAACTCTCCATATGCAACATGTGTGCTTTTCGCGTTCGTCATTCTTCCTCGAATGACTTCACCTCCAACGGTAGTAATCAATTCGCAAGGCCAACCTGACGATACCAAAGTCCAGTCATTTGGGTTCTGGTAGGTAGGCTGACCATACGAATCAACATTTCCATTGTGTGCATAAAAGTTCGCAGTCCATCGACGCATCCCAATACGCTTCCTGATGCCACTCATGGATATGATGACCTCATCAGCAATGTAACGATACGCTCGTAAGCAACTTCCTGCGAATGCAAGGCAGAGCCCTCTTGGGCAGGATCGAAGAACCACTTGCCAACGGTCAGCAAGATCGCAGCCTTGAACAACCGGGGGACGCAGTTTGCATCAACTCCGTATCCCGCAGTGAAATCAATAGTGACTGCGTTGGGGGTATTTGGCTTCAAGGAAGGCCAGCCGCTATCGCCAGTCGGGAACAATGATCCTCTAGCCGCATCAAAGATGTAATCGGAGGGATCTAACGTCTGTTCACTACCACTTTCGTCAATGCTCTTTACTGACGTAACGGCTGTAATGGCCTTCTTAAAAAGTTTAACTTCGGCTCTCGGATCATCTGTCTCGTTCCAGCAAAATTGAGTTTGCTGGTAACTCGCTGAAAGAATCTGCCGATCAATGTCCTGCTCCAATCGCTCTGTCGCTGCCGTCAGCAACAGAGTTAGATTGTCATCATGAGTGGGATCATTTGCGTTTAGGCGGAGATGCTTTTTTGCTTCCGCCAGACTTACTGGCAGTTCGCTTGGGCTTGTCGTCCTTTTTATCGTCCAATTTGTTGTCATCTAACTTTTCCAAAACTCCAAGTTGGATCAACGTCCGAACGATACCTTCACGCAACTCACCACCATCGACCACTGTGCCTTTCTTTCGGCCACAGCGGTCGCACTTAAACTGATACCTTGCCATTATGTCAAGGTGATCTTGCCGAGGACTTCTGGGTTCACGACATCGAGAGCGATACGCTCAGTGACTTGAACACCAACCTGATCATTCTCGGCGTACAGTTCGTTCAGCATCTTGAACGTGACGCTTCGACGATCACCGAAGTAGCATCCGAGGCTCAAGTCACCAAACACTGCGAGCAAGTCGCCAGAGGCCGATGCTGAAGCACCAGGGAGTGCATTGGTGAATACAACTGGGTAACCCAACAGAGTTGGTCGCTGACCGCCCTCAAGATCGGCAATCGTGTTACCACCGGCTGCGTTCAGCAGGTCGCGGACAGGACCGTGATACAGGGTTGGATTGACGTACCAAGCATTGCGGGCACCAACGATTGGGTTACCAATGCTGACGCTACAAGCGGTCAAATCTTCCAGAGCCAAGGCTGCAACGCTTGCAACATTGGTGTCAGCAACGCTAGCGTCACCTTTGATGCCAACCGCGTTGATACCGCCAGCAACGCCATTGAACAAGTTTTGATCTTCAGCGATTGCGATGCTGTAAGCCAAAGACTGAACAACGGTGTCCATGATCGAGACGATTGAGTCCTCGGTCACTTCCGTTGACATTTTAACCAATGCAGCGATCTTCTTCGCGGTCAACAGAACTTGACTGAAGGTAACGTCCGTTTCACCGATTGCGGCGGCTTCGTCAGGATAAGACACAGCGGCATGAGCAGCGACCTTTGGAACGCTCCAAGTCAGGGCCGACATCACAACTCGACGGCAGTATTGACGAGCAACACCATAATCTTCTAGCAAGTTGATCAAGGCATTGCTGAGAGGATCAGGAACGGTGAATCCGCCCTTGTCGTCAGTTCCAACGCTCTGTGCTGCGAGAATCTCGCCTGCACGCTGATCGCCACCAAGGTGTGCGAGGTATTGACCGGCGACATAGGCATCTTCTGCCGATGCGAAGTTTTTGACTCGCATGTTGCTGATTTTGGAGGGAATCACGTTTTTAACTTCCATTGGGGTTTCGACGGGCTCGGATGGTGGCTGCACGCTCGCTGCCTGCAACTCCTGATTGCGGGCAACAACGCCCGCTCGGATTGTTTCAAATTCTTCGGCTTGGTTGAACTCTGCTTCCAAGGCATCGCACTTATCTTTGGCGGCTTGGATTTGCTCCAAGGTTACGCTTTCCATCTCAGAAAGTGCCACCAAATCGTTGGACGCTTCAGACAGTTCTGCTCGAATTTCGCTAGGTTTACGCATTTATCTTCAAACCTTTAGGTACAAAAAGCCATAAAATGCGGCTCTCTGCCGCGATGGAGGGTATTTTACTATAAATCTGATAAAAAGTCAAATTTTGTACTTGACGCGAAGGCGACGACCTGCTTCTGCCGCAGCAATCCGTACGGATGGAGCGATTGCTTCGATCTTAGGCTTGGCCTCGGCCTTGGGCTCTGCTTTCGCCGAACCTACCTCAACCACCTCGTCGATGAAGCCAAGATCGAGTGCATCAGATGAACTCATCCAAGTCTCTTTGTCCATCAATGTCAGCAAGGCTTCTCGCTTCATTCCGGTTCTTTCTGAATACACATCCGCAATATCGCCATCCATCATTTCCATAAGGTCGGCCATTGATCGGAAGTCCTTACAATTCCCCATTGCGACCGTCCATGCTCGATGAATCATGAATTTGCCATTCGAGTTCATCTTTACTTTGTCGGCTGCACATGCAATGACCGTTGCAATAGATGCGGCAAGAGTGTCGATATGAACCGTGACGTTTCCATCATGATTCTTGATCGCATTGTAGATCGAGAGACCATCGGTGACCGAACCGCCTGGGGAATCGAGCGAGATCTCAACATCCCCCTTGTGCTCGCTCAGTGCCGTGATGAAGTCATCCGCACTGATATGGTTCTCATAGTCGCCAATGCCACCACGCATCGTGATCTTACCGGCCTCTGGATTAGTTTCAAAAATCATTCGCTAGGTTCCTTGTCGGGAGTAGATTGATCGTCTTTTTCGGGAACAGCCTTTTCGCTGTTATCTTCTTTCTTATCTTCAGATTGTTGTGCAATCTCAAGAGCCATATCTGCACGCTCTTGTTCAATCTCTGCGGGCAGTTTGTCTCCGCCATCATGCGGAGGAAGTCCATGCAACTCTCTGATCTCATTTGGTGTCACAGCACCCTGCTGGAACAGACTTGATGTGTACTGAGCGATTGCTTGCTTGTCATGCTTGAACAGGCAGCCTGTGTCCATTTTGTAGCAATAGGTTTTGACCTTCTTTTG